CATTTCAACATTATTTTTTCTTTGATTAGTGTTGTTTTGTGGATTATATTGATTTAAAGAAACGCAAGGTCTTATCTGAGCGCCAACTGTATGTTGCGCCCAATTTTTATAACCAGCTAAAGCATTGTTTCCTATAAAAACATCCCCGACATTATAAAATGTTCCCGAACCAGTAGGATATTCTGCTGTACCAACAGTAACTAACCATCTTGTTGCGTGTTCTATGCCGCCAACGGTTGCAGGATTAGCACCAATAGTTGGATTAATGCCTGTTCCTCCTTGACCAAACTGCATAACGTTAGAACAAGAACCAGCGCTTGAATCGTTGTCTGCTGGCATTTGATATATATAATCACTCAAAGCAATTGTTGAAATATCAAAACTTGAAAATTCCTGTCTTTCAACAATATTTGCAATTACATTATAATTCTTATTAGTAGTAATTGTTTTACACTTCCGTATAGTAGTCGTAAATAACGTTATATCATCAATAGTAAGTGTTCCTAAATTTACATTTCCAAAATCTTCTAAAGTCATTGTTGTTCCTGTAATAGAAGTAGAAACAACTATTGCTATTGAATAAGGGATTTCTTCTTGTTGGTCAAATTCAACACAAGCAAGTTCGATTACATCATAAGTAGTATCAATATTATCAATACTTAACTGAACTGATTTACCACTATTCACTATTGTTGTAAGTGAACCAGCGCCGACATAATTATGCTCTGTGCTTATTAATGGTAATGGACTTTGGTCTTTACCTACATGAACTGGAAACATTCCATAACTCCACGATGTTTGAAATCCTCCACTAGAAGATTTTAAACGATAGAAATACATACTATTACCGCAATTCTTACTTCCTGCTCCGAATCCCGTGAATTTAATATTTCCTAAATTAGAATCTGGAGTCCAAGATAAAAGTGAAATATCATAATATTTAATCACTAACGTATCTGAGGTAAGTGGAGTAAAATTAGCATTAACAGCTGTAAAAATTGTTCCTGTACCTAGTCCATAACCATAATCAATACCATTATGAGTAGCCGCTCCACTAACAACCATATATTCAACTCCAACTGATAAAGCATTATCGTCAATATAAGTTGTATAAATTGAATTAGCTGTATCTAAAACTCTCGGTTCATTAAAATCATCTGTCCAATAAACTCTCTGTACATTATCATTCTCAGGAAAAGCAAATCCTTCAATCTTATACATCTGCGAAAAATTCAAATCTTTATGAGTATATAAAGGAACATACCCATTAAATGTCATTGTGGCGTAATTAGTTGTAATTGTTTGTGGATCATATTCTATACTTTCACCAATATTAGTCAAAAATAAAACGCCAATTCTGCCATATCCACCACCTGAACTATCAATATAAGTATCAAATACAATTAATTTATTAGGAAATGAAATAAAAGCTATTGACAAAGGTGGTACGCCATAAACTATCGGTCCAGTTGAATCAATCGGTCTTGGCAATGTGAAAATCACTCTATTTCCATAAGTATCTTTTAAGGTAAAATTATTACCATCACTATTAATAATTTGAAAATTCCTTGCGTCCCTATAAGTTCCTTGTGGTTGGTCATAAGGCGAAGTATCTTTAAACATTCCTTCGCCAAATGTATTTATATGGGTAAAAATATTATCGCCTTGTTCCATAATTAAATAGGATAATAGTTATTGCCCCATCCAAGTGTTGTTCTCATACCTACGTGTAATCCGCGTCCTGCATAAGGGTCACTGTTCATAACAGCAATATCATTTCTTTCAGTTGGAGTAAGCATCCCATCATCAGCCCTTGCGTGTGAACATAATTGATTCCATTGACGTTCCCAATCTCTCATCAATGCTAATGAAGCATTACTTGCTTTTTTACCACTTTGCCTTTGATAATATTTCCATAAAATAAAAGCTTCTAGTGCCCTTACATGGTTTTCGCCAATTTCAATAAATCCATCACAATCTGTTTTTGCCCCTTGATATTGAACTGTAACTTTTTTACCATCATAATTAGAAGTAAACACTATTTTATTATTTTGAATAGTATAATCTACATATCCCCATGGAATTTCACCTGAAGTAAATACATCCACAATTAAAAATCCTGATAGATTAGGATTAGACTGGTCAACAAATACACTACCGCCTGAACAAAAATACGAGTTCATTAAATCTCCACAATCGCATCCGTGGTCGCCGATTAAAGCGCATTCTAATATCCTTGCATCATTGGGCAAACAAGCGGCGCATCCGTGAATGTCCAGCACAACACGCTTGCGTTCCATAGCTCCTTTAGAACCTATTTCTTCTTCCGCTTGTTCTGCCCATGTAGTAAATATAGGGCGGTCTTTATCGTGATCTAGCCCAAGCATCATTTGGGCATTCATCACGGGGATTTTTATATTTACTAATTTGTTAATACTCATTGTTTAATACTATAATTAACCATTGTGTTTTTTAAAGCCCTATGAATAGTATTGGATAATTTAGGATTAGAATGAAAATACACATCGTTTCTTGGATTTGCCAAGTGTTCAAAATGTATTTTATACTTTATTCCCATATGCCTTAAACTTATACTATTTGCTTTAACTATTTTATCTCCTCTTAAAATTTTACCTTCTTTCATTAACCTAAAAGCTGTTGTTCCTTCTTTTATTACTTCTCCCACCACAAACAACCTATTCTTTTTATCTAAATATACTACTTCATTCTTTGCTAATTCATCCGCAACAAAATATTTACAATAATCCCTCCAAACCTTTTTTATCTGCGAGTCTTTTGGTGTATAACCAAACTTTTTCTTAATTCTTCTTTTCAAAGAATCAATTATTCGCTGTTGGTTATAACGACCTTTGTTCTTGAAGTGTACTCGCGCCTTTTGCTTGTCGTTCTGCATCTATATTATCATTTTTAGTATCAACTATCATATTATCTTGTATTTGGAATTCTTTAGTTAAAATTTCTAAAATAATTTCTCTTGCCATTTCTCCTCCAACAGGATAATCACTTGTTTCTTCAAATGCTGTTACTTGGTCGTATAAATATACATTACCATTACCTGTAAACGTTGTTGCAACACCGCCTATAAATGTATCGTTAGGATTGTAAGTAATTGTATTATAAACAATATTTCCAAACTTAACAATGTATTTTGTTCCGCTCACAATATTTCCACTTACAATTGGCTCGGAGTTTATTATAAATCCGTCCTCTGGATATAAAAGTATTGGAGATAATCTTAATCTTGTTGCCCCCCCTGTTGCATATAAAGTAGTGTTATATCTTGAATAATATTTAAACTTAGACATTGTACTATCGGAAGGAATATTTTGCAATAGCTGTAATGGTCGCGGATAATATGCATATTTACCACACGCAGAAAATAACGACCATATACCAACATCCTGATTAGATGCACCTGAATTTGTTAAAGATATTACAGGGGGAATAGTTGTTTTCATCATATCACAATTACAAAATGTAACTGTTGGATCATCCGCCACTGTAATTTTATAAAAATTAATATAGAAAGGTTGAGTTACCCATGCAAAATCTACTGTCTCATTAATTGCATAATTACGAATAATTAATTGAGCGCGAGTCTGGTCTATAAGCTCACTAATGAACCTGTCGGACAGACGCGAATCATCGTTTGGCGCGTTTCTTTGCAAAATTAACAAAGCCTCATCTATTAGACTCTTTTTTGTCATGTTCAAATATAATAAATATAATAAACAAAAAAGCCACATTTTATTGTGACTTTTAAGCTAAGTAGTGAATTAAAAAAACAATCCTATGATAGATTTATTTATGTAAATATAGATTTAATCCTTCTACTAATATTAACAAAATATTAACCGAAACCGAGCCTATAATAATTTTACCCCTTCGATTAACCTTGTCCTGTGCTTTAGAATATTTATCGGAAAATTGAATTGCAGATGCTTTATAATTATCTGCTAAATTCTTTTGTGACTTATTTTGCTCTTTTAGGTCATATTCATTAGCTCTATATAGAGCAATACGCGCGTCTTTGTCTCTTATTTGAGACTTATATTCAATCGTATCTTTTAGAAGCGTCTTATAAGCTAATTCGTGGTAAACAAGAGAATCCAATACAGAAATATCCACACATACTTTATTTCCACACTTTGTTATAGTTTGCGAGAATAGAATCGTAGGCGCGCAAACGAGAATCAATATCAAGGTTTTTAAGATTTTCATAATGTTTACTTAAAATGGTATGGTTTTTGTTAACTATTGAGTCACTAATTGTCTGTTTTTTAGCAAGTACAACGTCTAAGGAATCTCTAAAATGAATTAGAGCCTCTAAGCTATCCGAGCGTTTTTTTAATCCTTCATTTAATGGATTTTCAACATTTACAATCTCTTTTCGGCTATTCCAAATACAAGATGCTGACCATCCAACAATAATTCCTAAAAACAAAGTTATTAGAATTAAAGCTAAATCTCTTTTACTAGGGGTTTTCATATAGGTGAATTTGGATTTTCATTATCCGACAAAAAATTAATAGCTTCGTTAGCCAATCCGCCAACTATTAATATAATAAGGGTTAATTCTGCGCTTGCCATTATGTAAGCCGAAGCTGCCGCTGTTGCGGACAATCCTTTAATTGCAGTAGCTATCTTAATAGCTTTTTTAGTATTTGGTTTAAAATAACTCATATATTTTATTTTTCAATAGTAAAAATATAACATTTTAATACAATTTCAAAATTAAGTCCAAGAGCCTTGAATAACCGTACTATCTAATCCTAAAGAATATATCTCTAAAAATGATCCAGCCGAAACAACTGCCGCTGCTCCAACTACTAATGTTATGGATGGTATGATTGTTCCTCCACTACTTATTTCAAAAGAACCTGAAACTAAAGATGCCATAGAATTAGATGTTGCTCCTGTCTGCATACTTGCTCCAAAAGTATTTGTTATGGCAAATCCACCATTTAAATTAAACGGTCCTGTTGTTGGAGCGGTATCAATACCTGAGTTTGTCATTAAAAAATTCGTTGTACTCGCTGTTCCTGTAAAACTAAAAGCCGCATTATTACTGCCACTAGTATCCATAGATGTTATTCTAAATAAACATCTAAAAAAATAAGAACCTATCGGAAGTGTTAATGTGCCATTTGTAGAACCGTTAAATAATTTCTGAGTGCCAGTGGTGTTTGTTAAAGTATATGTTGTGTGCTGTCTTATTAAATAATAAGAAGGAATAACTCCTTGATTATTATTGGTTATCGCGCTATGAAAAACAGTCCCGTCATACCCCAATCCGCCAGCGCTATTAGTTGTAGCGCTTGATAAAACAGGCGTTGTTAATGTTGGGGAATTAGCAACTATTATGGGATTTGATATTGGCATATTTATTCAAATTCTTGTATTGAAACTGTTGTAACTCCTCCTATCCCTATTCCAAATATTTTCTGAGTACTAAATGTATTATAATTCATTTCCCAACATCCGCCATTATTTACTAAATAAATTCCATTATTTGCTACTGCGGATTGTCCTATTCCAATAAATAAAGGATAAGAGCCTACATTTGTAATAACTAAACTTTGTCGTTTTTTATTAGCATTTATTATTACACTTGATATAACATCAATAGAAGCAGTAGCGGCAGGATTAGCCTTACTTGGTCGTCCTAAAGAAAGCAATAATTGTAATAAACTATCTTGTTGAGCTATTTTACCCATTATTATTGTTTAGCAATTTCAAACCAAATAAATTCTCCAAAAAAACCATTTGTTCCAGAGGCTGTACTTGTTTGAAAAGATAACGCAGCCCCCTCATCAATAGTTATTATACCGTCATAATATCTGGCTAAAGTAGAAATTTGAGGAGTTGTAGTAATAGCACCAGTCAATCCAACGCCTAAAGTTGATACGGCTACAGGTGCAGCTGGCAATGTAGCTGCTAATAAAGACTGAATTTTATTTCCAGATGCTGATCCTAAATTAGCGTTTCTGTGCGCTGTTGTTAAAGTCCCAGTAACAGCTGCTGCTGATAAATTAGTATTAGCTCCTAGCCATATAACTGAAGCTGCTGCAAACGCTACTGTATTAATACATCCTGCATATACTAAAACTCCTTTAACGCCGCTTCCAACTGGATTATATAATGTTAAAGCTGGCGTTGTTGCTGAAAGCCCAGCTTGAGTTGTAATTCCAGCCTGATTAGCTACCATATAAACATTTCCAGTGGAAACCGCTTCCTGATAAAGAGAACCATAAGGAGTGTTTAAAATATTACCATTTAAATTGGTTTGTATATTTGTTAACGCACTTTTATTATATCCTTGAATATCCATAACTAATTAATTTTTAAATATGTTTTTATGTTTTGTAATAATTCTTTATTTTCAATATCAATACCTTGTTCTATTAATTCAAATGTAAGCAAAGCTACTAAATGTTTTGTGTAAATTATATCCCTAGTATTAACAAGTGTTTGCTGAGTTAATCCAGTCAATATTGTATTTAATTCAACATTAGTATAAGGACTATTCTGAATATTCTCAAAATTTGGTTGAATTACTGGACTTAAAAGTTGATTTATATTTAAAAATCTTACAGGGAATTCTTGATTATTCGTACTCCTAAATGCCTTTACAATATCAAGTAAACTTAATTCATTCGGCTGTGTCGAATTTGATTCTGGAACAAAAGTTTCACTCATAAACTTGGTTTTTTGTTTAAATCTACTCTTGTATTTATCCCAAAAATTTTACCTTGATTAGAATATTGCCATAAATAAATGCTATTCCATCCAACAGGTAATTTATAAATTGGTGTATAACTAGCTAACCAAAGCCTAATATTGCCAAGTCCATGATTAGATGGCAAATTATCATTTAAGAAGGTGGTATAACTATAAAGTACATAATCAGTAATTCCTCTTTTCTCTAATTCCTCAAAGAATGATGTAATCCATAATAAAACTTGATCTTTTGTCAAATGAGATTTGTTAGTCTCAATATCTAAAACATAAGGTAATTTTGCGGTATGTAGCCCTGAAACTGATTTAATGAAAAAATCAGCTTCTTGTTTAGCGTCTCCAATAACATCAATAGTATTATTTAAAGTCGCGTAGTGGTAAAACCCATGACCAATACCCGATGCACTGCATTCTAATGTATTTATTCGCAAATTAGCATCAGTATATCCTACACCTTCACTTGCCTTTAGGTAAACTCCTTCTATCTTTGGATCGTTTGTAAGAACTTGTTTCCAGTCTATTTTTCCCTGATTTGCACTTATGTCTATTGTCATTTCTTAATGATTTAAAATAATTAATTCTTCTATTTGACAAATAACCTTCCAATTATTTTTTCTTCTGTAGTTTGTCTTTTATATCTTTTTTAATTTGTCTACTATTATCGGTAATTTTATCCCAATAAATTACAACAGATAAAATAATTGAAATTATGGAAAATAACTTCAATAATATCGCTAACATTAAATTTATATCATTCAATGATTGTTCAAATCCTAATGAAATAAAAGCAGAAATTGATCCTAACCAAAATAAAATAAATCCTAAAATCGGATGAGAAACTGATACATGCTCTATGCTTTCTTTATGTGTATGTAAATCCATAATATGTTTTATGCAAAAATCTGACTCATTTTTGCAAGTATAAGTTGTTTAAGTTTAATTATTCCAAGTCCACTTAAATGTATTCCGTCCGAACTATATTGAGCTAGCAACCTGTTGTCTTGATCTAAAAAAGGAGTATAGGCATCAATAATTCTGCTTGCGGGATATGTTGCATTAATCCATGTATTAAGAGGTGTTACGTCTAATACATCTTCTGGTGGGCTTAAAACGTGCCATACTGTAGCTCCTGCTGCTTGAGCATTACTTACTATGCTAGCGTAATTAGCTTGCCATGTGGCAGATGGTACACTATTTCTTAAATCATTACACCCTATCCACATTAAAACATTTTTAGGAGCTAAATTTGTTACTTCTTGATTGCATAAAACAGCTTCAACTGTTCTGTCTGCTACTCCAGATAAATTAACAACATTATCAACATCATAAGAAAGAGTTACACATAAAGTATCTTGCATTTCTCCATTATAATATCCTTGTGTTTTACTATCTCCTATAACTGCCAAATCCGCTCCTTTTAATGAATAAATATCTAGCCAAATGCCTTGAACTTCTTGCGAACCTCCAAAAGCATATAAAGCTAATTTAAAACGATTATTAAGTTCGCCTGTTGAAGATAATTGTGGATAAGTGTATATATTAGAAATATAATTAACTGATGTTCTTGCTGTATTTGTTGTTACGTTTTTTACAAAAAAAGTGTATTGGTCATCCCGTCTTTGTAACGCAACTTCCATTATATCATTAACTGAATAAGGAACAAGTCCTGTTCCTCCAACAACAACAGTTGCATCTCCGCCAGATTTAGTCAAATAAATTTGAGGAGTATCGGAGGCTGTTCCTACTTGAGAATAATAAGCATAAGCATTAGCTTGTTGGACAACGTTAACAGAATGTACTCCAATTCCAAGTCCATAATCAGTAGCGCCTGTATTTAAAATTTTATACCTCATTCGACAAGAAAAATTTTCAGCGGCGCTTATATACTGATCGTAAGTTAAATATTTAGTAAGTGTGCCTGTACCTCCGCTAACAGTAATTTTACCAGACCCAAAAGTAAATGTAGCCCCTCCAACACTAGTATAGTTCCCTGATGTAAAATCATTAGACATAACGTTTCCATAAACATTAAATGGAGTTTTATTATTATCTCTTATCTGCTGAAGTAACGTTTCTATTGTTTGAAGCTGTTTAGTATTGTCCATTTTAATCTAAATTTCTTATTGATAAAAATTGTATTAACACTTGATTCCATAAAATACCAGATGTTGATTGTAAATCATGGTTGGCTACAATTTGTGAAAGCAAAGCCGCTATAGTATTAAGTTGTTTTGTATTATCCATTATACATAATATTTGTATAAAAATAATAAAAAAAGCGATGCTTGTAACACCGCTTTTTAAAAATAAAATGAAAAGTTTTTAGTTAATTATTTCAAACCCTATTTTCATAGAAGTTGATAATGCATTTGTTGCATGAGCATTGTAAATAATAATATCAAAACTGTTTGCTGTTTGATTCTTTACAAATACATAAGGTAAACCATTTGTAATAACAGTTCCACCATATTCGGTTATATAAGCACGAATATTGCTTGTCGCAGTTGTTTTATTACAAGTTACCGTAAAAGTAGTTGCCGATAGTGCAGCAGTAGACGGTGTAAAAGTTGTAATAATACCTTTTCGTGAATTAACTGTTACGCCAGTTGTAATAGAAGTTCCTTGTGTAACCGAGGAAATTGTCCCTAAAGATGTTCCTTGAATTGTTACCCAATTTCCCGCAACTTTAGCCTCAAAAATTACTTCCTGACCGGGTTGTAAAGCAAATGCAGCATTAGCGACAGCGCCATCAATAGCGTCTCCCGTTTGACCAAAAACATTCATTGATTTAGCCGCATCATTTCTGATAGTAAATCTTTGACCAACTACAATTACTGGCAACTGTGCAGAATCTCCTGCCGTAGCAACTGTTGTAAAAATATTGATCTCAGAAGCAATAGCCGTTCCTGCTTGAGCGCCGCCAGCTAAAGCGGTCATTCCTGAAGTTAATTTGTAAATATTATAATTTCCAAATGTTTGAATTCCATTAAAAGTTTGGTTTCCTTGAGTCATTGCAAAATTAGCATCTGCGCCAGCATCAGGAATTGTATAAATTCTTGCTGCTGCTTGAGAAGCGTTAGTAACTCTTGTTACTGTATTTCCAGCTGAATCAGACACCAAAATTTCTAATTGACCCTTAGCAGAAGATGGTGAATTAAATGTTAATCCAGCCCCACCAATTGTTGTTTGCCATCCAGTAGTGGTATTAACTACAAAACGCGCTGAAGATAATGGCTGAATACGAACCGCTAAATTAACTGCTAAAGCATTAATTGAAGCTGAAGTATTAGGGAAAATATCTAATGCAGCCGCACCTAAATTTTTCACAACTATTTCTTGTCCTAAAAATGCAATTGCTGGTAAAACAACCGAATCTCCTGCTGTTGCACAAGTTCCAATAACGTTAGTCCCTTCTGATAATACAGTCGCAGAACCTTGTCCGCCACCAGCATGAGCTGTAATTCCATTATTAGTACCCATACCACATCTTGAAACCCTCCAAGAAGTTGTGCTTGTGGCTTCAAACATAAGATGTGAGCCAGCTGACAATAAAATTGAAGCATTTGCTGATAAAAGTCCAATAGTTGCTCCTGTTGCAGGAAAAACAGCACAAGGAGCGGAAACACCACTTGCTACTAATACTAAAATCTTCATCCCAACGATAGCCGTTGGTAATTTAACCGAATCTCCTGCGGTAGCACAAGTTGAAATATTATTAATTTGACTTGTTAACTGAGTCGCAGAACCTTGTCCGCCACCAGCAAAAGCCGTAACTGCTGCGCTGGTTTTTAAATTTTCAATATTTAAAAATGTAATACCAGCACCACTTGTTTTTTCAGCAATTTTATCAACATCAATTTGGTCAAATCCTGTTTGACCATCTTCAATGTCTAATAATTGACCAACCGTAGCAACATCTCCTCTTTCGATTCCAGCCGCCACATTTGATATTCTTTTTCCGTGGGCATCAAACCCAGTTATATTTTCTGTAATCATAATTTTTTGTTTTATAAAAATGGCGGACGTTTTTTATTTTCATCCGCCATTTTAAAATTATTAATAATTTAATTATTACATTCTCCAAGTGTTATCACCTAATACTAAAATAGTATTTGATGTGTTTGTTGGAACGCCGCTACCTGTCCCAATTGCACGAACAAATGGAATTACAGTAGTTCCAGCAGGGAAAACATAAGCTGTTGCTTGAACTGAAGTTACATCAACGCCATCTACATAAAACCATGCTTTACCAGCAATATCCACCTTTATTTCAAATACGTGAGTTGCTGTATCTGCCCAAGTTTTAGTAGAAGATGTAGAAACTTCACCAGCACTATTCAAGTTAGTCATAACGTTAATAGTTTGAGTTGCGGCTGAAGCATTAAATCCAAGTGCTGCATAGTTAGCGTAACCAGAAATAGCTGTGTTAAACGCTACTTTAGTTCTAAACCCTACATAGAATGGATTCGCCTGAGAAACGTCTGTAATTGTTCCTTTATAATAGAAAGAAAATGTTTGCTTTCCAACTACAAAATTTTGGTGAGGTGTGCCTAATGGCTGACCAGCCCACTCAAGACCTTCAGCGGCGTTGTCTAAATCCCAAATCAAACCACTACCATTAGTAGCGTCCCAAAGAGGGAAAATTTGAGTAGATGCTCCTTTGATATAATAAGGAGCTTGACTAGTTTTCGTTAACAACGTGTTAATATCGCCATCAGAACCAGTTGGAATACCAGCAGTACCAATACCAGAGAATGAAGGGCGATTATCCCAAAATTCAACGATTGAATTCCAGTCATTTTTATATAAATCAGAAATATGACGGAACATTACCTTTTCAAATGCAGTAAATCCACTTGCGTTTGTTGTATCTGAACCCGTTCCATTATCAACCCATATAGTTTGAATTTTATTAACTAGCGCATATTGTCCTGTTTGATTATGTGCAGAAGCTAAATCATAAGATAAGATAACGAATGCGTTATATTTTTGACCAGATACGGCTGAAAGACCATCTGCGGTTAAAGGAGGTGCGATTAATGTACCAGAAATTAAATTTCCATACATAAAATCCATCACTGGAGCGCCTTTAGCTAAATTAGCGCCAACACCTACTGCATAAACAGCTTGAGTTGTAACCGCAATATTATTAGACACATAACCATACCCTGTGCTATCAGACCAAATACCAACAGTACTTTTGCCTTGACGACCACTTTGACCTTGTTGATAAAGAATGTTCCAATCACTTAATAAATTAGGATTGTAACCAGCATCATCAGTAATAGTATAAGTGCCGTTAGATGTTGTTGCGGCTAACACATTGTTAGATGTGTCCGCGTTAATTTTTGCAACAATTTGTGTAGCGATATACTCTCTACGTAACTGAGCAGTTGCTCCCTCAGCCGCCAAAGATACTGTAGTTGTATAAGTATATGGCTTCATTAAATTTTGTGAACCATTCACGTTTTTACGTGGGTCGCCAATATAAACTCCATATACAGTACTTCCAGTTGGTGTCCATGTTGTGTCCACGCCAGCTATTGTTACTACTTGTGATACTTCAGCTTTATAGAGAACTTCTTTAATCGAGTAAATGTTACTTGTCTTTGTAGAAGTTTTCAATCCAGCTATGGCGAGTACCCCGCCACTGCATATTGCATCACTCGCTGCGGATGTGCGCAATAATACTGCTTCATTGATTTTTGTACTCATTTTTTTTAGTTTTTGAGATTAATAATAGTGTAAATGTACTGTTTGTTACATTCTGACAATCAAGTGTTAAGAACTGTTGAAAACTTTTTAAGCTTCAATTTTATTTACTTCTTTTTCAACAAACATTTCCTTGTTAAAATCGCTGATATTTCCACTTAAAATCTCAGCCACTATCCAGCACATTTTTTCCTGTATTTGTTCCGGTAAATTAGAATCTACTAATATAGATGTAGGAATTACTTGTCCGCTAGTTAATACAGTTCCAACTGCTACAAATTGATCTCCTGCGTTATAAGTAACAGAATTTTGTACCGATTGTTCAACAGCTGTATAGTTAATGCCATTAGTTAATGTCCCTGTATCATCAATTAAATCAGATTCATTTCCTATGTAAAAATCAGAAGGGTTTTTTAAATATGTCAATTCACAAGTAACTGTTCCGCCTAATCCGCGATAAACTTTCCAACCAGTTGCATCTTCTCTTTGAAATATATATTTGTTAGTGGGTGTAGTCCATGTATTTTGTAATGTTCTGTTTAAAGAATCATCATCAACAGGAGTAACTTGAGCAAGCACACTGTCAACAAAAATATTCATTACTTGAAAATAATAATAATCAGAAGGATAATTTACGTGACTAATTGTATAAGTTGGTGTAGGAGACAATGTAGAAACGGCTGGTGTTAAATCTGTTTTTAAAGTATAAAGATATTTACGAACTTCATCAACATCATCTTTAAAAAATTCAACTATGCGCTTTTGCACTGTTTGAAATGTAAGATTATATTGTTGAAATGGGAAACGGGACGTTCTTGCCCTGTCCATATAGGAATCAACTCGTTCCTTCATTTTTATTGCATTCATCCTGAATATTTTGAATCAAATATAAATAAAAAAGGCGGTTGTTTAGACCGCCTATTAATAAAAGTTATTCAAATTACACTGTTTCAACAGAAGCCTTTTCCGCTTCTCTTACTTTAACTAGTAATGTTTCGTACTTTGTTTTTGGAGCTTGCCATCCGCGAATTTTTAGTTCTTCTGCGCGTTTTTTAAGCTTTGCCATATCCCCGCCAAATTCATCATCAATCGGTGTTGAATTTTGAATCTTTTCATTTGGAACATCTTTTAACTTAGCTTCCATTTCAGCTAATCTTCTCTCAAGTTCTAATTCCCTTGCGCTTTTTTCAATTACAGGGGCTTTATACGACTGAATAGAATGAGTGCTTTGCTCTCTCTTTTGTAGCGTTAAAGCTGCAATAGATTGCGCCATATCGGGTTTTTTACTAAGTTCTGTAACAGCTAATTCTTTAGTTTTACCTAAAATTAATCCGCCGTACTTATATCCTTCCATTGGATTAAACTCAATAATACCCATCGACTGAGCATTTGTAAGAATAGTTAAGAACGGTCTTGTAGGACTATTGTACATTTCCAAAAATTCTTTTGGTTTCGCCTCTACTGCTGTTGCTAACTTGTCCGCCAAAACTAATGGAGAAAAAATAGTTGGATCAATGCCAAAATTACGAGCAATATCCTTCAATTCTTCACCATAAGGAATTCCCTCAATAATTTCAATTGCTTTTTTCTTCCATGATCTTAAATCAATATTAGCTCTTGCGTCTTTTTCTTTGTCGCGCAACTTAAAACGAGGCTTACCTTGAGTGTCCTTAATTTTGTTCATCTCAATTGCCTTCGTAATAATAGCACATTTTTTAGCATGGTCAGGAATTGACCTATCATAAAAAACGTTATTAGATAATTTGATTTTTTGATGCTGAATATGCTTACCTGTATTGTGAATGCCAACAGGAATTTTCCAGATTATACCTGTTGAAAGGTCTGTAAATCCACTAAATAAAGCATCGTTTGATAAATTCCTTTCAGAATCTTTTTTCTTCATTGATTCAATTTCAATGACGCCCTCTTTTGGACAAATGTTAGGATTGTCTAAGTTAATATACTTATGTTTCATCCCGTTTCCATCTTCTACCCAAATAAATGTAGAAGTGGTGTCTACTTGATTTCCTTGTTGTTCCATTTTTTTATATGAGCCTCTCGCTCGTTTTAAATTAATTATTTAAAAGTGGCGGACAATATATCCGCCACTCTATTTTTTTATCCTTTGTAGATAATGCCGCAAAGTTGAGTATTATAAACAACTAACATATCTTGCTGTAAGCAAGCGTATTTGTTAGCGTCTTGTTCTGATTGAACAAAACCAGATCTACCAGTTAAACCAATATAATCCGCGTCTACTTTCTTACGGCTGATTCCATTTGCCTGTTTGTACAAAATATCCATTGTAGGACCATCGCCATTAGTATTTTTTGACATACCAATGAAGAAAATTGTACTTGACATATCTGGAACTCCATTGCTATCTAAATTAGTGAACATGCGAGAATCATCAAACATTGTATGCTTAATGAATGTTACGCTGTTACCATTTAAATTTAAACGCATAAAGTTTAGACCAGTAGCTGTTTTAGCGCTTCCAGCATTATCAGTTTGAACAACTGTTTGGAACAATTGTGTGCCTTGATTTCCGCTGATTGTTGGAGCAACACGTTGAACGTTTGCATACGCAGCGGTTCCGCACATTCCATACCATTCGATTTCATCTACTTGGTTAGAGCCTAACTGCATTGTTTGCATAATTTCTTCAAAGTCATCCGCAGTCGGTTGTCCGTCTACGCCTGATCCGTAAAGAATATTATTGCCGTTAACTTGTTGTTCAAAACCATCACCTTGAGTAATAGGCATTCCAGTTTCAGGGTCGTTACCTAAAGAAGAAATTGTACGTAATGAACCGTCTGAATTCTTCATAGAAGAAATACCAAACCATTTGTTACGCTCATCTTCCATTGCTAACTGAGCTTGTAATTGTTGTACTTTAGCGTACATCCAACCAACACGTCCGCCCATTCCTTCAGCGTTTGTGTATTCATACCATAAAATATCAGACGCGGCATCACCAGTAATGGTAGCTGTTTTACGCTGAATAGTCATGTGGTTAACGAATACATCAGGTTTTTTATCGCGACTATAACCACGAAGTGAACCTTCGCCATAAGATGAATACATTGGCATACAAGTATAAGAACCTGCTTGTCCAGCAACATCATTAGTCCAGTTGAATGTCGACCCGTCAACTGTTTGGAATGTATAAACAAATCCAGAAGATGAACTTCCGTTTCCGTTATCCATTACGCGTGCTTGTAAACGAGAATTGAATGTTACAATCCAGCCTTGATAAAGGTAATCGTCTTGCATTAAAAGTTGGAATGAACCAGTTGAACCTGAAGCGCCAATTTGTGATAAAATCACTGCATTGGTTTCGATACGTCCGATTACATCAAAACGATATGCTTTGTTTCCGATGCCTTTAGTTTCGTCAATAAAACGAGGTGTTTTAGTTGTTGAAGGATTAATACCATAAGGAGTGACAGCGCCATCAACTAGCATTGTCATCATATAACGTCTGTTCTTGTATTCTAAGAACTTGCGGACTTCTGGTTTGAGAGCCTGATTTCTAATTAAATCGTTCTCATCAGTACAGGTCGGTCCGAATGTACCTTGTACTATGTTAATTTGCCCTTGAGCTGCCATTTTGTTTTTAGTTTTTGAGTAATAAAAAGTTTAATTTTTACCCAAAATCTTCTTTCAAAATGTCATTGATTTCATTATTCGGTTTTCTTGGTACTACTGTACTATTTATTGATCCCTTGTCAGTATTAGGGATTGCGTGCAATTGCTTCTTATGGTCTAACAATACTTTTTCTCGAACCCTGTTCTCGTAGCCTTTAATGCCTTTCTCGTAAAACTCATCCATCATTATTGCACGCGCTAATTTCTCAGGATTACTTAGGAGTTGGTCGATAGCACCTTCGCTTATTCTTTTACGAAGGAACTGGCGGTCAATGTCCGATACTTTCTTGTCCAAGAACGTTAAATCCCTGTCTAACGCTTTACTTACTTGGTCAATTTTCTCTTTATCAGCCGCGACTTTTGAGTCCTGTATCTTACCCTGATACTCTTGTATTTTTTGTTTATGAAATTCTTGTTGTTGCAAACGCTGTTTATTAAGTTCCATTCGGATCATTCCATCTACAGCATCTTCTCGATTAGCGTCTTTAATTTGCTGATATTTTATGTCAACCATTTCTTCTGTAAAATCAGGATTCCCCGCTTTAATATCTGCACGAATTAAAGTTTCTTTATCCATCTTTAAATAGTTATCTATTTTAATTGTAGGATTTAATACCTGTTCAATAGATAAATCTGGTATTTGATTGGCAAGCTCTAAAGCTGCTCTGATTTCAGGTTTTAAATTAGCCCATGCTGATTCTTTGCCTTTATTCTCGGCTTCCTGTCTAATCTTTTCAATATTCTGGTTCTCAACCGCTAAATAAGACTCGAAATCTTCCTTAAAATCAGCTGGCACTTCAATTCCTTTTGATAATAAAAGAGCTTTAAATGTTCCATCTTCAGCGTCTAATAAACCAGTATTTAATTCGCTTTCAGTAACAAATCCTTCGTTCTTAGTTGTTTCGGATATTTTAGCTTCAATTTCTTGTGGTGTTGCTGTTTCTGGTAAACCTAATTCAATAGCCTTTGCCTTAAAATCATCCGCGATTTTTTGTTCCGCAGCTTGAACCTGTTCTTTAGTTGCGTTTTCTTCTAACCCAAGTAATTTTGCTTTTTCAACAAATAACTTAGTTTCTTCTGCTTTAACCGAGTCCTGAGTTTCTTTTGCGGCTGCAATTTCTTCAGGAGTTTGTGTAACTGTTTCTGTATTAGTAACTGGTGTTTCTTTTTTCTCTGATGCAAATTCGGGGATTGTTGATAAAAAATCAATTCCAACCTCTTTAACACCATCATTACTAGCGTTCGCCTCTCGCGAAGTATCTGTAACGTTTGTATTTATTGTGGTTTCCATTTCAACTATTTGGTTTCAAATATATTACTTTTATTTATTCTTGCAAAAATTTGTTCTCAGCCTGATGCTGGTCATTAATCAGTTTATTCTTTGATTTATTATCGTCAATAGCTATTTGTCCCTGAGTTTTAGCTCCTATTGTATCAATATTTACTTTTTCAGCTCTCATTGCGGCTTCATCCGCCATTTGTTTTTGCATTTGTAATTGTTGTTGCTGAAGCGCTTGTTGGTTTTGTGCTTCCTCGGCTCTTTGTTGTGCTGCAACCGTTTGAACTCTTACATAAGCATCTTCAAAAATCTGTTTAGCCTCTACAAAAGTTTCTGACATTTCAAATTTCAATACATCGAGCGGTTCAACCATCTTAGAATTCATTCCAAACTCCATTAGCTGGCGCATACGCTGTTTAATTTCGTTATACCTACCTCCGCTCTGCAAATACACTCCGTAGTCTCTAAAACCTATTTCTGTGGTCATTTGCATATACTTAAACTTCTCGCTACCTAATATCTGTTCGCCCTTGTCGTGTTTATAAAAAGCATAACTAACTTTTGTTGCTTCAACAATTCTTAATAATACCTTTTCAGTAAACAATTCCATTGCGTAATAAATCGGCGCTGTTTGTGTCCGCGAATTTTCAATAGCTTGTTGTGAATTAGTTACGGTGGCTGATGCTGCAATATACCCTTCTCTTGTTTCGTTAATACCAGTTAGTCTATCCATTGTCTGGAGTATCTGGTCTTTTAATACAAGTAATTGTTGGACTGATTGGCTTAATCCAAGATCGAACTCTTTAAATAATTCCATCCCAGATAAATTACGACCAGAAAAATTTCCTGATGCTGAACTATCAACATCAATAAAACTATCATTAGTCATATCGTAAGCAATCTGTTTTAAATCGCGTTTTTTTGGTAAAGCCGCCCTATCATACATCATTACCTTGCCTTTCATCTTGGCAAGTTCTTTCAATATCTGATACATAATAATATCAAATATGTTATCGAAATTCTCAATAACTTTTTGAACCGATATACTTAATCCATCTACTCTGCCAACATTAATTCCGATATAAGAACTATCTAAAATATAAGACGGTGTATTGTGTCGGCGCATTTGAAAAGGTTTGCGGCGCATATTTTTATAAAACACCCCGCCAATTAACCAACCTTCCCATAAATCTTCCTCCCATCTGATTTCAATTTCATATTTACCACTTTCTACGTCTTTATCAAATGAAGCTTTATTTTCTTCATACTGTTTAGGAGAAACTTCAAACGTTACATTAGGATCAACAGAGTCCCACTCTAATTTACCTTTGCTCTTTGGTGCAACTTTATAATAACGCGGTTTCATTGCTTTCCATTCACAATGAATTACATCTAATAACAATTGCTTACCAACAAAAGAACCCATCCAGTTATTAACGCGCCACATACCAACCCAATTACTTTGCATTTCCTGTAAAGTATTTTTCTCGGCTTCAGTGAAATCAAACCGCTTTAAAACTTCGTGTAAAGGCATCCGCTGACGCACTCCCTTAATTGTACTCTTTTCTAAGAAAAAGTCATTTTCAATTTCCTGATAAATAGAATCCCGCGGGTCAATCTTTAAATAATCAACATCTCCGTCTTCGTTAATTTCAATTTTACCAAAACATGAACTTGTAATACAAACATCTAAGAATTGCTCCCCAAATTTATGTATCATGTTTAAATTCTTAACTTGTTCATTAAGAATTAGTTGCATTATATCTTCACACTTATCTTTTGGTGAATATTTATCCCATATTGGGTCTTCTTCTGAGGATGGGATTTGCGCCCCTTCCATTATATCAACTCCTGCCTTATCCTTTAAATCTTCTAAAGCCCCCTTAGCCATCATTGCACCCGTCATAAAATCCATCTGACGCATTTTTTCACTCATTGCCTCTATATTGATTGTTTCAACAGTCGCGGCTAATGGGCGTTTGATCCATTCGCCATGCAATAAGTTTAACTTGGTCCGCCCCGCTCTATACGCTATGTATTTAGCTTTATTAGAGCGTCCGTAAGTTTTTTGCCAAAGGTCGTTGTGCTTTTGATTCTTTACGCCATTATATGACTGATATAAAGCAGTCATTTCTTGTTTTCTCCAATCGTAAGTTTGTAATAAATATCTGCCGTATTGTAAGAATTTCTTTGCCCACTCTGGGGTTTTTTCTTTTTCTGAAATCGCTATAGGAGGTAATGAAAAGGACATATTATTTACTGATTTGTTGTAAATATAATAACTTTCAATTAATTACAAGCCCCATTCTTCGTAATCTTGTTCATCGGTTTTCAACGAGCGTCTTTCTGTACCGTGATGATATTCCCCGTTTGCGTCAAATGTTCCTGCGTGTAAATTGAATAGTTCGTCTGGATTAACTTCATCTTCATTAGTAGGACGTAATTCTTGGCTTACATCTTGACATAAAGCAATTCCATACGCATCAGCCAAGTCATTATCAGAACCAATTTCTTGTTCATCAAAATTCCCCAACTGATTAATTAAATCCGCCTGAATTTTTGAACCATTCGATAATTCTTCAACGTGATTAAACCATATATCTTTTGAATTATAATAAACCGCAGCTTCCATTAACCCTATCATTAATGGTCTGCTATAAGTATTAAGGTGCAGCCAATATGTATGCGTTTGGTCTGACTTTTCAGATTCAAATTTTTTCGGACGATAAGCTAAATACATTTGTCCGCCTCTATCCTCAAAATATTTTATGATTTGTGACTTTGCAACATCCCCCAATACATTTCCTCTTAAATTATAATATACAGACAATTTAAGGCACATTTCGTAGAATATCTCTTTACGTTTAGGACGCGTACATATAACAGCAACAGGCGCTTTTTTTAATGCGCCTTCAATATTGTTCTCACGAATTAAAACACACATTGCTCCTAATGATTTAGAAGTTTTAGCAATGTCCTGATCGTAGCTGTCAATTCCTGCCGAATATAAATTAGAATGATTTTTTCGCGGATGCTCTGTATCTAAAATATAAAAACATAATTCCGCATCGTCTTCAGGTTTAGCTGCCGTTGCTACAACTTGCAAAGGCGTTTTAATCATGTTGGTTTTTTCGTCCTTAACCCAATCTAATTTCCATCGGGAATATTTTTTTGGATTAGTTGCAATTCTATATTCAGCTTCGTTTAATTTCTCAGTATCAAAATTATTTACAGTGGTCTTTCTAAAAATATCTTTTTCTTCTAAGGGATAATTTTGTAAACTGTCCAAATATCCTTTCTTGTCTCCTGTTTTTAATAAAATTTCTCTTTCTTTTTTAATTGCATCAATAGCGGCTTGTGTATCTTCTTTTCCCAACATTTCAAAATCTTTTCGTCCTAATTTATCCAAATTAGGGGTTATAGATTTTGCTGTTCCGCATCCCATATAATACGGTTTGTGAAATCTTCCTGCTAATATTAAAAACTTAATTGCGTTAAAAGAATCTGGCTCATACCACATCTCTTTAAAGTCTTTGGAGCCTTTATTTATATTTCCCCCAGTTCCATACCCAAAGAAAGTTCCTATTTGCTTACTACCATCCATTAAACAAGCTAAAGACGCTCCGTAAAACTCTTTTGCTTTTTCAAATTCCCCTAACTCTTCTGCTATTATATCATTAAAAAAATTTCCTTTAAATAAGTTGGGATTCTTATACATTGTCCTTACAACAAATCTATTCTTTGTTCCCTCCTCGTTTTCGCCGTCTTTATTTTTTATAGAATATCCCGCAATTACTTCATCATCGTTATTAGTAAGTTTTTTAATTCTAAATTCTGGTATCATTAGCGAATCTGTTGACCGCCATTTTTTCATTAAATCTTGTGCGTATATTTCTTGCCCAGCCGCAATTCCGCATTGATACCCTTCGCCAAATCTAAATCCATAATCCATTACCATGCTCTGAGTTGCTTCAGAAATACCCGCCCGTCTTTTTTTTGCGCATAAAATATTTTTACCAACCTCCTTTGCGTGTTCTATCAATAAGGCAAGTTCTAAATGCACATCAACAAAGTCTGGATTTATTACGCCGTTAATAGTTGCCATCTTAACGTAATTCTGATAAAAATAAAATCTGCCAGGCAAATCAATTCCGCCAGTACGGTATCCGTTTTTTATTCTGTATAATTCATTTGTCCAAAATTCATCATGCGCAGGAGTACCAAGAACTTTTGGATTTAATTTTGAATCTGCGTATTTAGGAATTCCGAATTTTATTATTGGGTTTGGCACAAATCCCTTTCCCTTGAACGGTATGTCTCTAAGAAAAATCATTTTTTTGCGGTCTTAGCTAAATATAATTGTCTATTTTTTACCAACACCTCAAGCCAACTTAAATCAGCTCCCCCGACAAGTTGCCCTTCCTGAAGATAAGAATCTAAAATATCATTTTCTAAATCCGATATGCTTTTACGAAGTTCCTTTATTATATTCAAACACGACTTAATTTTACTTTCAGCCGTTTCAACTTCAATAAGCTCCTGCATCGCCGAAATTTTATTCTCATACGTTTTTATTAGCTCTAATTTAGGATTATACTGCAATGATAAATACGCATTAACGGCATTTATCCAAATAGAAGACGAAAATAGTTTAGGATTATTGTCGCCCCAAACTTGCATCGAGGCTCTGTAAATTCGTTCTTTTTCTGGTAATTGTCTAAACGGAGAATGATTATCGTAAGTCAGAACAAGGCATAAAACCTGTTCTTGATCTAAAACGCTTAACTCTGGACAAAGCTTAACGCAATCAGGATGGATGATACAGGAATTTGTTGTATCAATGTAAAATAAATAGCTCATATATTTGTATTTCAGCCTCTCGCTGTGTTACAACAAAT